CGACGGAAGAGATACTTGGGAAATATCAAAGCGCGACTGGAACGCCATACTAGAAGCTGTCCACTCTCTCGAAACCGAAATAAAGGCATGAAATTATTTCTAGCACTCGCACAACTGCTCGATATTGTAGTCTCCGTTATCCTTCACACCGTCGGCCTCTGGATGCTCTGCCAACACGCTTGGACTCAAGCCGCATTCGTCTTCGGCATGGTATCGCTTTGGCAAATCGGATGCCACGGGATAAAAATCTTCCCTCAAAAGGCCGATAAAGAAAGTAAGAACGAGAAATGACCTACGAACTCGCCAAACAGCTTAAAGACGCGGGATTCCCGCAAGCGACTTGGTTTTACTATCGCAAATATCGTTGGAAAGATGCTTCACAGCGTGAAAGTGAATTATGCGAACCATACATAGGCATGGGAACCGATGGATGGCTTGATTGTATCGCCGCTCCCACCCTCTCCGAACTCATTGAAGCGTGCGGGGATGGATTCACAAATCTTCATCATTGGAACGGAACCCACGCCGAAGAATGGGTCTGCAACTTCAAAAACTATCCTGATGGATTTGCTTGGACCACTGCCGCGCCGACAAGAGAAGAAGCCGTCGCCCGGTTATGGATTTCTCTGAATAAAAGCTGAGATGAACTTCATATTCTCCCTCATTCTCCTCACCAATATCACCCGGACCGCAGCGCATCTCATTCCCCTCCTTCCAGACCAACGCCTCACAGCCATGGCCCAATACCGCGCAAATGAGATGTGCTCCGGCAATATCAGCCATGACGATTTCGCCCCGGCCATAAAAAAATTCATTCCCAACGAGCTGAGCGCCGGAGAGAATATCGCTTACCAATTCCAAACACCGGAAACAATCAACAAAGCATTCCTCAATTCCCCGGAGCACCGGATAAATGTCCTAGGACCAAATTACCTTCAGATCGGCATAGGAACCTGTGGCCAAGTCGTTGTTGTCGAGTACGGACTATTGCCCCGATTTTGATGAGGGAAGCCGATATACAGAAGCAAGCAAGCGATTACCTCAAGCTAAAAGGTTGGATCATATTCAAACACCGAAACGTCGGCATCTATAAGCACGCTACCAACCGCTACATCCCGCTTCCCTTTGGTGAAAAGGGTATTAGCGACCTCATTGGATGCTCCCCCAAAGGCCGCTTCGGAGCCTTTGAAATCAAGAAGCCGGGAGGAAGGCCAAGCCCCGAACAGATCGACTTTCTGAGGCGCATAAATGAAAAGGGAGGCATCGGCGTTCTCGCCTATTCACTGGACGACATCATTAACGCTGTGAATTGACAAATCCTTCAGACATCTTATGGTGAAATCGTGTCCTTCCCCTGGTTCCCATCCCCATATCCCGGCGACGAGGATGACGACGAAGACCTCGACGAGAACGAAATCAACCCGGCCAGTCTTGCCTAAATTCTTCACCGCAGAATGCGAAGCAGAGGAACATCACGACTGCGCCGGATCAATCCTTCGGGGCTACGACGAACCACACGATCACCCATGCGACTGCTATTGCCACAAATCAGGATTGCGAAGAGCCTTTGAATAATCATGGCCGAATTAGGACGCCCGACCGTTATGACTCCAGAAACTATCACTAAGCTCGAAGAAGCTTTTTTGAACATGGCAACGGACGAACAAGCCAGCTTTTACGCCGGAATTGCCCCATCCACCCTCTATGCCTTCTGTAAAGAAAACCCAGATTTTTCGGAGAGAAAAGAAGCCCTCAAAGAAGCCGTCAAATATCGCGCCAAGATCAACCTCACAAAAGCGGTTAATGAAGGCGATAAACAGCTCTCTCAGTGGCTTTTAGAACGCCGGGATCCAGAATTCAAACCCAAGCAAGAAACGGAACACGCAGGAAATATCAGCGTGAATGTCATCAGCTTCAAAGATAACAACTCTTCCGCATAACTTCCGACCCCGCGAATATCAAATCCCGTTTTTCCGCGCCATGGATAACGGCGTGAAACGCGCGGTTTTAGTGTGGCACCGCCGATCAGGAAAAGATAAAACCGCCCTCAATTACCAAATCAAATCGATGCCTCTTAGACGAGGCACCTATCACTACGTTTTCCCCGAATATAACCAGGGCAGAAAAGTCCTTTGGGACGGCATGGACCGCGAGGGCTTTCCCTTCATTGCTCATTTCCCGCAAGAACTTATTCAAGACAAAAACAACACAGAAATGAAGATAACCCTGAAAACAGGGTCAATCTTCCAGATCGTCGGCTCCGACAAGATGGATAACATCGTCGGAACCAATCCCATCGGCATCGTCTTCTCAGAGTATCCACTTCAGAAACCGACCGCATGGGATTACTACAGGCCGATCCTCGCCGAAAACGACGGCTATGCCATTTTTGATTTCACGCCGCGAGGCATGAACCACGGCTGGAAAATCCTCCAGCAAGCACAAAACGACCCCGAACGCTGGTATTCGCAAATCCTCACCGTTGATGACACCAAAATCATTTCCAAAGAAGTTCTCGAAGCCGAACGAAAGGAAATGCCCGAAGCATTATTCCGGCAAGAATACTACTGTGACTTCATTGAGGGCGCTGGCGCATTCTTCAGACGAATCCGAGAGAACATCTATCACGACGAAAAAGATCACACCGGCCATACGTTCCAATTAGGCGTAGACCTTGCGAAATATCAGGACTGGACCGTAATTACTCCCTTCTGCCTTAATTGCTTTTACGCCCTTCCCCAGGAGCGCTTTAATCAAGTCGATTGGAATCTTCAGAAATCGAGAATCGAAGCCGCGGCACTCCGACACTATAACGCCCGCATTATCGTAGATTCGACCGGTGTAGGAGATCCCATAGCCGAAGATTTAATGCGCGCTAATCTCGCCGTCGAACCCTTCAAGTTCACCGAGACATCGCGCCGGCAATTGCTTGACAACCTTGCGGTAAAACTCGAACAGGATAAGATGAGAATACCGGACGACCCCGGCCTCATCTCAGAGCTTCAAAGTTTCATGTTCACCCTCACCGAACAAGGAAAACTAAAAGTCGGAGTTTCGGAAGGATTGACCGACGATCGGGTTTTCTCCCTGGCGCTCAGCGTATGGGGAACAATACAGCCCACGAAGCAAGCCAAAGACGACGAATTTTCTCTCTACAAGACCAATCTTCGCTAATGCCAAAGGTCGAAACTAACCAATCACCATAGCTATGGCAAAACACAATTACGAGGATGTAGGCCTTCCTCACGGCATGGAGCTTCACGACGGCCATACTCACTCGGACGGCCACACGCAAGTTGACGTGAACCGCTTCCATGGAGACGGTCACGTCTCAACGGGAGGCTCTGAGGACCAGTATGCCGACACCCGCGCGGCAGACAGCGGACAGTCTGAGCTTTCTGCGAGGGAAGGCATGAAAACTCCTAACATTCCGCCTTCCAACACCGGCTCGAAGGTTGGCCCTCGTCACTAAGACCCTGTGGATTGACAACTTCCACGAAAGTCTCATAGTGAAGTAAACGACCGGCAAATGCCCTCTTCGTTCCCAAAACGGAGGGGGCATTTCTGCATTTAATGGCAACACAACCCACCTACGCATCAGAACCGACGACCTACTCAATTCCCTCGAACAATTCAACGCAGACGGGGAACTTTCAGGTAGATGCCCTTGAGCTTATCCGCCGCGAGAAGACTGCCTGGGATGTCGGTGTTGCTTTCATCACTGACAAAGTCGCATTCCAAATGCGGAACCTCATCCGCCAGATGCGAAAGAATTACTGGGGCGTTTTTGAAGAACCCAACGATCCCATCACCGGACGCGAGAAAATATGGCCACCCCTCACGGAATACCTTGTCGAAGCGGCAGTAAAAAATATCGATCTCGACACAAAAGACATCTCTCTCAGGGCTAAAAAAACCTCTGCCCAACCGCTAGCCATCATTCTCCGGCAAGCAGTACACAACGCCCTTGAAAAAATCGACTTTGGAGCATTTCTCGACAAATCCGAACGGCAGGGAGCGATTGATGGAACCTTTGTTTGGAAGACCTATGAAGAGAATGGAAAGCTTTGCGTCAAATTAGTTGATCTCTTGAACTTTTATATCGACCCCACCATCGATTCCATCCGCGAAGCAGAAAGCGTTATTGAACGCTCACTCATGCTCCCCGAAGAAATCGCAACCTATAAGGGATGGATGAATACCACCCGCGAAGGCGAACCGTTGCCGGGAACAAATATGTTCAACCGCTATGATGGCCAGATGCCCTTTGTTCCCTCGACAACGCAGGGGCAAGTGAAAATGCGCGAAGTTTTCGAACGCTGGGGCAAAGGACCCAAATGGCTTATCACCGGAAACAAAAGCGACAAAGAACAAGTAGAACTCCGCATCGTTGCATCATCAAACGCTACCGATTGGGTTCTCCATCTTGTTGAAGAGAATAAAAAGAAATTCGAAGACGGCTATCCTTGGCGACCCTATGAAGAATTCTGGTTCAAAAAAGTTCATGGCCGCTGGTACGGCAAGGGCATAGCCGAAAAAGCTCGCCAGCTACAGCTTTTCTTGAACGAAATTATCAATATCCGCCGCAACCGCTCCATCATCCAGCAATTAGGAATCTTCAAAATCCGCGCTGGAAGCAATATCACTCCCCAGATGATCTCGCGGCTCGTCTCGACCGGCGCCATAAAGGTCAATGACATCGAGAAAGATATTGCTCCCCTCGAATTCCCGGAGTCAGGCCTTCAGGAATCCTACGAAGACGAAAAACAGATTATCGACTGGGGCCAGCGCGTCACCGGCCTCTATGAACCCGCGACCGGAGATAATCTTCCCGCCTCTCAACCAGCAACGACAACCGCCATCCAGAGCCAATCGGCCCAATCGGAATTCGTTCTCATCAAAGAATCGCTCGGCATGTTCATTACTCGATGGCTCAAATACCACGCTCTTCCCATCATTTTGAAGCAACTCAACCAAGGCGATGTTATCTGCCTCACCGGAGAATGGAACGAAGTTGCCCAGCTCGATGAGTGGAAGGTCAATTCCCTCATGGCCGATTACGTCGAAAAGGCCACGGCCAAGGGCAAACTCATCGACCCCCACACAATAATCTTTGCGCGTCACCGCGCTCTGGAAAAGCTCCGAACTTCAGGAAGCGAACGCTATTTCATTCTCGACGACAATTACGACCCAACGGACTACGATGTCGAAGTCGTTATCACGAACGAAGAGATTAACAAATCCGTTCTCATGCAGAATCTCACGAACATGCTCTCCGTTGTTCCCCCCGATATACAACAGGGCATTATTAAGGAAATCTTCGACCTTGTCGGCCTCGATCCGAACCAACTCTCATCTTCCGGTCCATCGGGCCAATCTCAACAAGCACAACCACAACAGCCCCAAACGGCACAACCGCGCCAAGCACAACCCACGACGCTTCCCGGCCAGATTCAACGCTCCATGCAACCCGGTTTAATCCAAGGAACAAATGCCCAATAAACCGAAAATCGACCACGAAACGCAATTGGTCCTCGACCTCCAAAAGCTCGAACATGATTTCGTGAACTCCGAAGCGTGGAAGGTCATAAAGCAAAAGTTCATTCAAAAAATTGTGGATAACTCATCTCTTAACCGAATGCAAATTGCACCCAATACTTTAGATATGACCCTCTTGCGGGAATTGACTGCCCGGTCACTCCTTGCTTCGATCGCTCTTCAATGGCTTTCAGAAATCGAAGGCGATGCCGATTCCTATCAAAGCAACATGGACCTTCTCACCAAAACAGAAACCGACAACATCCTGAAATTCTTCCCGGAAAAGTAGCTTCAGCGAATGGGGCTTCCGGCCCTATTGCTGAGTCCACTTTTAAAGGTCGAGGACTCACACTAAGGTTTTGATTATCTCAACTCATGGATAACAATCCCTCAGCAACCATCCCTGGCGCGTCTAACGTTAGCGCGGCAGTAGGCGGCGAGAATGTTTCCGAACAAACCACAACGCTCGTTCAATTGGTGAACAAGGAATTAGGCACCAATTACAAGGACGATGAAGCCGCACTACAAGGTCTTAAAGAAACCAAGAACTTCGTCGGCACCGTCGGCCAGGTGAAGCCTTTTTTCGACAAAGCGCGAGAAAAGGGGATCCCAACCTCAAAACTATTCGAGGCAATGGACAAAATCATCAACAACGATAATTCCGCTCCACAGGCTCAACCGCCTTCCGTGGACATCTCAAAACTCGCAACGAAAGAGGAAGTAGCGAAACTTCAGCGCGATCTTTTCTACAAAGAAAAACCCCAGTTCGAGCCTTACCGCCAAGCCATCGATGGTATGGCCGATGCAACTGGCAAATCGCCATCAGAGATCGTAGCTTCCGATGCCTTCAAGCCGGTCTTTGAGAAAGCGAGTGGTTTCGACGAATTACAGAAATCGAAATCCGTGCTACAAAGCAATCCACGGCTTGGCGTAGCAACGGACAATCTTGCGAAGGCCCAAGATGCTCTTAAACAGGGCGACTTTGGAAAAGCCTCCAACCTTGCTGTTGGCGCTGTTATGGAACAGATCGCCGCCCAGGAGAACCGCAAATAGCACCTTGTTACCCAGGCCACACTGACAAATGTCTAGTGTTGGCGAACTGCTTACCTACGGCGACTCCAGCATCCGCGAAGACGTCGTCCTGAACGCCATCGAGTATCTGACGGCCCGCGAAAACCAGGTCTTCAACTTGCTCGGCAAAACGACTGCGATCAACACCGTTCACAGCTTCCTTACGGACACTCTGCGAACAGCGGCATCACAGGCCGTTGCTGAATCCGGCGACTACACGAACCTTGCAAATAGCACCCCGACCCGATTGACCAACATCATCGAAATCGTTGCTATTCCGTTCGCGGTCTCCCGGACACAGCAACAGGTAGCGCACTACACCGGCGAGAACGAATTACAGAGGCAGACCCAGAAAGCCCTTTGGGACTGGGCGAATGCCGCAGAATTCGACCTTATCCGCGGTACGCTTACCTCCGGCGTTTCAGGCACGGCTCCAACCTTCAACGGCCTCATTGCTCAGTCGTCGCTCGCGAACAACCACACCTCCCAGACCTCCGGCACCATCTTCAATACGTCCATCTTGGACTCGTTGATGGGAAACTGCTGGACGACCTCTAACGGCGATGTGGCCGACAATCTTCTGCTCGGAGTATGGCTCCGCCAGAAGATGGACCAGGCGATCCAGAAGTCGAACGTGGTAGTGAACACCCCGAATGGTCTTGAAACGATCATCCGTACCGTGTCGAGCTACCAGACCTCCTTCGGAACGCTCCAAGTCCGCTCGCACCGTTACATCCAGCAATCAGGCGATGCTACGGGTCGATTGTTCGCTTTCCGCGCCGAGAAGAACAAAATTGCCTTCTTGGCGAATGGCGGAAAGCCCTACATCGATACTGAGCTTGCCCGCTCTGGTGACTACGATGTACGCGCCGTCGTCGGAAAGTTCACTCCTGAAGTTCATAACCAGAACTCAGAGTTCTTCTGCGACGGTTTCAACCTCTCTTCCTAATAACGGGAATTGAGATTGTGCTTGGCCCTTTGATTCATTTCCTTAGGGCCAAGATGAAATGAACGCAATCTCACATGGAATCAAACAAAGACATCAAACTTAAAATTACCCACATCGTCACCAAATGGGAGCTCGATAATCCCACTGAGTTTTCCCTGTTCCTTCAAAGCAGAAAAGCCAAAACGGATGACCTCAAGAATAAATTTGCCGAACTAAAAGGCCACAACTTCATCCTTCGCCTTCTCTATGAAATCCCCGAAGGACTCGATACATCTCTCCGCTTCGGCCTCGATTCATTCGAAATGGAGTTCCTCAAATCAACTCCCGGCGCACTTTGGTTCGCCAAGACTTTCAAACAATACAATGTCTCGCAAAAAACCTAACATCACTATCCGTTATATCCGCACCGAAAATAATTACCCTATCTTTGAAGCCTCATCAGAACTGCCGCGCACCACGATTCCCTTCGCCATTGGCCCCGACGACAACGTTGAAAAGCGAATCGCGCACGCAAAACAAGAAGTAACTAAATCCTGGCAATGGGAACTCGATCATCAAAAATAAAGCTTGCACTGTGTCTAATCGTTAAGGGGGACGACGAAGAGGCGGAGCGCCTTAACCGTTGCATCAATCTCACGTGGCCTTATGTCGATGGCATTTTCGTCACCATCACCCAGCCCAACGAAGCAGTAGAAGCGGTTTGCAAAAAGTTCAAGCAAGTTCATGTCTCCGCTTTTCAATGGATCCATGACTTCGCGGCGGCACGCAATTTCAATTTTTCCAAGGTTCCCAAGGACTACACCCATATTCTTTGGCTCGACGCCGATGACGGATTGAGGGGCATCGAGCGCCTCAAGGCAATTCTCAACGACCATCCCGACGTAGACACCTTCATCGTGAACTACCTCTATGCTTTCGATGAGAACAAGAATCCCATCGTCGTTCACATGAAGACCCAAGTTGTAAAGAATGACGGCTGTGTCCGATGGATAGGGGCGATACACGAAGACTTCGAAGCAACGCGCGACATTAACCCTTATTTCATCGAAGGCATAGAACGTATCCATTTATCCGAAGGCCAACGCATTGAACGCTCCAAAGAACGAAACTTAGAAATTTCGCTCATCCAAGCAAAAAAGAATCCTGACGATCCCCGTTCATATTGGAACCTCGGCAACGCCCACCGCGCCCTTGAACACTACCGAGATGCGATGGCCGCATTCGAAACGTTCCTCAATCTTTCCCGTTCAGATGAAGAAAAATATCTCTGCCGATTGCGCCGCGCCGAATGCCTCTGGGCGACCGGCGACAAGTTCAAAGCAATCGATGAAGCCCGCTACGCCATAGGAACCAAACCCGATTATCCCGACGCCTATAACCTTCTCGGCGGACTCTATCTCGAAACCCAGCAGTATCAGCAAGCCATCGAAATCTATTTACAAGGACTCGTCAAAAAGCCCCCGGTTTATAAAATCTTGGTTTACAACCCCCGCGACTACGACTACCAACCGATGAAAAATCTCGCCAAAGCATTCTGGATGGCGAATCGGCCCGACATGGCCCGCCCTCTTCTTGAAGCCTGTCTCAAGGTAATGCCGACCGACAAAGCAACGGAAAAGATATTGAAGCAACTCGTCACGGAGGAAAAGACATTCAATGAGGCACTGGAAACCGGCGAGCGCCTCAAGAAAATCAAAGACCCGCAAGAGCTACAGCATGAAATCGCAAAGCTTCCCGTTGAACTCCAATCTCATCCGGCCATCGCCGTTCTCAAAAACACTTCCATCATCAAAACGACCTCATCTGGCAAAGATTTAGTTTTCTACTGCGGAAACACTGGCGAAGTATGGAACCCAGAAACAGCAAAAGAGAAAGGAATCGGCGGATCAGAGGAGGCGGTCATCTGGCTTTCCAAGCTACTTGCTAAACGCGGTTGGAACGTAGAAGTCTATGCAAACTGCGGAACAGAAGAAAAACTCTATGAAGGCGTGAAGTGGAAGCCCTTTTGGACCTGGAATCTCCGCGATAAACAAGATGTCTTAATTCTCTGGCGTCATCCCGCACCCCTCAAATTTGACATCAACGCCGATCGAATATACCTCGACACGCACGATGCTCTGAAAGATGGCGAATTTACTCCCGAACGCCTCAAAAAGATAACCAAGGTTTTCGTCAAATCCCGCTTTCACCGATCTCTCTTCCCCTCAATTCCCGATGAAAAAATTGCGATAGTTCCGAACGGCATCAACTCATCGCTCTTCCAACACTCATGCCCGCACAAACGAACCGTCTCCGAAGATGGCAATTACAACATCGACCGCAAGTGTGAAGAATGTGCCAAGCTCCGGGACCCCATGCTCATGGTGAATACCTCGTCCGCAGAACGCTCCCTCCCGGCACTCCTCGACTGCTACGAAGAGATCAAAAAGAAAGTACCAACCGCAAAACTTCAATGGGCCTACGGCTGGACAACCTGGGACCTAGCCCATTCGACGAATCCCAAAATGATGGAAATGAAAAACCAGCTCATCAAACGCATGAATGAATTAGGCGTCGAACAACTCGGCCGCATCTCCCATGATGAAGTGGCCAAGCTTTATCTCAGGGCTAACATCTTCGCCTATCCCACGGAATTCGCTGAGATCGACTGCATCTCCCTTTCCAAGGCGCTCGCCGCCGGCGCTCTCCCCATAACTACCGACTTCGCGGCCCTCGGAGAGAAACAAGCTCACGGAGGCATCTTCATTCATTCCACGAAAACAAAAGACACCTGGGGCAAGCCTTATCAGATTGATTTCTCCTTGGACTCAGAAAAAGGCAAAACACAATTCGTTTCCGACGCAATACGATTCCTCAAAAATCCACCGTCCGAGGAGACGCGACAAGCTATGCGCGAATGGGCACAATTCACCTTCGACTGGGAACGCATCGCCGATCAATGGGATAAAGAACTATCAGCATGAAAATAGCGTTCATACACGACTGGGAAGTCAATTACGAACAGGAACTCACCTGGAAAGACGGCCTCTCTGCCGCACTCAAAGAATTATCATCCAGACACGAGGTAAGGCTTTGGGTCGAAGGCAAAACGGCCAATATCATTCCCCATGACTATTTCCCCATTCATGTTTCGCCGACGATCCCCGACAACGTTGAGGCGTGGAATCCCGATGTCATTCTCTTTTGGGCAGACTGTACGCGCCCCAATGCCGAACCCTGCTCTAAAATCGGCAAGCCCATGGCCCTATGCTTCGCTGGCGGCGACACAAAATCCCTCAATACCCATCTCTTCAGGCATTTCTTCGTCGAAAGTTCCGTCTATCTCGACCGCTTCACAGCACAAGGCAACTCGGCCTCCCTCGCATTCGGAACCAACACTTATCTCTTCCAACCAATCTCTAGCCAACACAAAATCTTCGATGCCATCTTCCCCGCAACCTTCGCCGATTGGAAACGACACAATCTATGGTCCGCGGCCACCGAAGGAATGCCTGCGTGCGCCGTTGGATACATGTACGACACTCACGAGGATTACTGCTGGAAACAGTGCCAGAAAGCCGGAAATCTCACGCTCCCGCACGTCTCAGCAGAAGCCCTGCGCCATCTCTACGCGGCTTCCCGAACCTGCGTCGTCACCTCGAAACATACCGGAGGCTCCCAAAGAACCGTCCTCGAAGCCATGGCAATGAATGTTCCCGTGATCGTAATGGATGATTCGGACAAGACGACTGAATACGTCAGAAAAGTCGGCGGCATCATCGTACCCCCCGAACCCGACAAAATCCGAGAAGCAATCAATAACGTTAAACACGAAATCACGAATACCCGCGATCACATTCTCAAAAACCACTCAGAGAAGACCTACGCCGCCGCCATCGAATCAGTCCTCACCCAACTATGAGAAACTTTGAGGAAATAGAAATACAAGTTCCCCAGGACGATTCCGCAGAATTGGGCGAAAAACTTTTTCTCTACGGTTTAATTCGCGCCATCAAGCCGGAACTCGTTGTCGAAACCGGAACCCACCGAGGAAAGACCACGCTCTACATGGCAGAGGCATTGCTTGACAACCAAAAGGGCCGACTGATTACCTACGATCCCTTCGATACCTGGGACCAGAAGGGCAACTTCCGCAAATTTCCAGAACACGAAAAGATCATCACCTTCCGCAAAGCCGAAGGGAAAACTTGCCAAGAGGAAAACATTGATCTCTTTTTCTGTGACGGTTATCACGACAAGCAAACCGTCATAGAAGAAGTTTCCGCAATTCTTCCCCGTCTCTCACCCAATGCAATCGTTATCTTCCATGACTGTGCCTATCCGAGCAACGAAGCTTGCGACGTGAACGGCGCAATCGAAGCGCTCGGACTAAAAACCATCTGGATTCCGTCGCACAACAAGATGCGAATCTATGAACATGGAAACACCTAGAATCTCTGTCCTCTGCGTCACGAATCGAAAAGGATGGTCGGCTATTCTCAAAGACAACATGGACCGACAAATCTTCCGGGATTTCGAAGTCATTGTAGCTGCCGATAAACCCGCTGAACTTATTGCCTACGACCAGTGGTACACCTTCACTCCCCGACAGAAATCCCCGAACGACGTTTGGAATATCAACAAAGCCTATAACGACTGTCTTGATCGCGCAGAAGGTGAACTCCTCGTTTTCCTTCAAGACTTCATCTGGATCCCCGACGACGGCCTTCTCCGCTTCTGGGAAGCATACGAAAAATATCCCACCGCCCTTGTCAGCGGAGTAGGACATAAAGCCGCCCACGGCCACGAAGGAATCTCAGAAGAAGACCGCAGGATGTACGGACCTCCCGGCCTCACGCTCTGCGATTACATGCAGATTGCCTGGGAATTGAACTGGGCATCTTGCCCTCGCGCCATCATGCCCCGCTTTGAAGAACGCATGGATGCCTACTATGGCGGCGAAAACCTCTACATCCAGCGTAAAGCCGTCCTCAATGGCGCTCTCATGGCCATTGACCGCTCGAACCGCTGTATCGCCTATTCACAAGAAGAATGCGGCGGCAGACCTGACAATTGGGAGGAAATGCACTGTAACAAGGAAGGCCGGTTAGCGGCATTTTTGCACAGCCTTGACTTGCAGTACGGCACTGTCACAATGAAAGCAAGTGGAAAAGGCAACTAGCCGTCCTCCCGAACGGGGACGGCTTTCGCATTTCATGGTTCAATTCTTCCAAAAACTCGCCGACAAAATAAGTTTCGTTCTCACTACTTGGCAGAACTTCGTCATCTGGATAATTCTCGTCCTCATCTGGATTCTCATGGGGCCGTATCTTGCATCCCACAATTTTCTTCCTGACTGGTTTATCTCGAACGGCTTCAATTTTCCCCTCAACACCGTGACCACCCTCGCAGAGCTTTATATCGGATTCCTTCTCGGCATCAATAGCGCCCGAATCCAAAAAGAGCAAGACGCACAAACTTCTTACATGCGCCAAGAAATCGATCACATGAAGCAAGAACTCGACCTTCTCTGTGAACGTCTAAACATCAACCGCTAAATGTCCCTTCCCTTCAGCGACACAACTAATAAGACCGGCCTCATCCAACTCTGTGAACAATTCACCGGCCTTGGCGATGGCAACATCTCCGGGAACACCACACTCCTCAAGCAATTCACGCGCCTCATCAATAACGCCTACCAGAAACTCGTTACCATAATTTTTGAGTCCCAGGACGATTGGGACTGGGATGACACCGGAACCACGGACGGCTCAAGCCCGACCGTTTCAACCTACCCGATTGCAACGACCCCCCTCGTCATCAATCAGCGC